AACAGCTTTGTTTTGGCTACTCGTCCCTTTGGCATAAGCCTGTGTATTAAATTAGTATCTTTGTGTAAAATTAATGAATTAAGCTATGAGTACATTAGCAGGTCAGGCAATAAAAGATAAATACGGTAACCTACTACAAGTAGAAGGTGGAGTTACATCTACGTTAAAGACTGTAGAGGACGGAACAGGAACGACATCTGCACTGAAAGTATCTAGTACTAATGTAGAAGTTGACGGGACATTATCTTATGGAACAGTTCCAGCAACAGACAATACAGAAGCTACAGCTTTATTAATTAATGGTAGCAATGAAGTAGTAAAGCGTGAGCTAGGTACTGGTGCATTTACCAGCAACATTGCACCACTTCAAGAAGTTGTTGTAGGTGTTACTGAAGCTGATCTTACGCTAACCACAACGTTTCAAACAGTTGTATTTACTGAGCCTAACAACACAACTGAAAACACGAGTTACCACTTTGGTAACACCCCCGCTGAACTTAGATTTACCGCAGCAGATGGAACAATAGAAAGCATAGCTGGTGAGGCATTCCCAGTTCGTGTGTCTATAACTTCTGCAATAGAGGTTACTAACCCAGCCTCTATAGAATACAAAATTCAGCGCAACACAGCTGGTGGTTCATGGTCAGACATTAAAACTGTAATTCGTGATAAAGGATCATCAGGAGCGAATCAAGCAGATTCTTTCTGGGGAATGTTTATATTAGGGGCTGAGCAAGGAATAAGAATTCAAATAAGAGTATCTTCTGGTGCAGCAACGCTAAAAGGAGGTACTGAGCTAGAAGTACGCAAAGAAAACGTAGGAAACATACTTTAATATGACTAATGAGCAAAAAGACTGTCTACTAGAAATTCAAGAGCTGTTCATTGCAATCAATGAAACAGTAAAAAAATATGGAGTAGAAAACTCCTTTGTTAGCTGTCTTGCTGTTGGTTTTTTGAATATGGAAGATTCCTATATTGATGATGAAGGCGAAGAGCGTACCAGTATGCACCTGCTGTCGTCAATAGAATGTGCTGATGATGAAGAGCTTGATGAGCTATTGTCATACTGCGTTGAAGCACATCAAACCTTACTCAAAGAAGAGCAAGAAAAAAAGAATAAAAGAGAAGAAGATCCAGGCACCATAGACTATTGGCTCAAGAAAATGGGCGGTGATGGATCGGTAAATTAATTTGACATGATACGTAAAATCGTAATAGGGGTAAACCCTTTAAAAGCTATGGCTTACTACGTAGGTCAGCGAGCTGGAGAATCTGTAGTAGACACTATTATATTTGACGACAAGTACGCACATCAGTACAACAAGGCTAGGTATTTAATATACATAGCACACCCATCTGATGGTATTATGCTTTGGAAGTCTGTTACAGATATGCCTGTACTCATTGAGTACGACTGCGACTTTGAATAATTAAATTAAATACATATGAAGTCACTCTATGATTTCCTGGTCTATATGCCTAAGGCATTTAATGACGAGGTAAAAGTTGGTGATACTACACTCCATCTAGACCCTAAGTGGGACGAGTTTAACAACCGTAAGATGGAAGCTGAGGTGTACGCCACTCCATTAAAGTATGATACTCCTGTAAAGGTAGGAGACACTATCTACTTCCATCATCACGTAGTAATTGCTGGTAACGGTAAAGGTCAAGAAGTTGATGAGAACCTATACCGGGTAGCTTACGATCCAAACAACAGCCACAGAACACAAGCCTATGCTTACAAGTGTAAAGAGACTGGTGAGGTACACCTGCTTAGTGAGTGGATATTCTTAAAGCCAGAAGAGCAAAAAGACGAGGAGGTAACAGATACAGGGATCATCCTTGAGCTTAAAAAGCCTGAGTACAACCAGTTTGGATATGTACTGTACGATTCACCTGCTGTTAGAGAGCTAGGGCTCAAGAAAGGTGATAAAGTAATGATCATGAAGAATGCTGACTACAGAATGGAAGTTGATGGTCAGGAAGTTTACCGTACGCACATGGATCACATCTACGCAACAGGATTCTAATGGGACGCAGGAAAGTATTTGACAGTGTAAAAGCTGGAGAAGAGCTGCTGCACGCTATGTCTATAGCGATAGAGAATATCACAGAAGAAATCAAGAAGCCTGTAGACAAAGAGCTAAGCGGTAGCCAGCGTAGATCGGAGCTGCAAAGTATTAAGCAGTCAGCAATAGACGCTAAGGATCTAATAACAGAATATCAAAAGCTAGAGCAGATGCTCAAGGAGTTGAAGAAAACAGGTCAGATAAAAGATGACGTAGACTTTTCTTCTGGGTTCAGCGAGAAGTTTGCTAAACAATAGATAATTAAATGGCTGGACTGGTCAATATAGAAGGTATAGAAGAACAGGTGGTAAACATCTGTCCAAAAGGAACTCAGGGTGAGGTCATTGAGATCTCTGGACTTTACATCCAGCTCCCTGAGGTCCCAAATGAGACAGATATACTGTTTAGCAATCTACCTAAAGAAGACCAGTATTGGCGCAGGATAGAGCCACCAAAGGAACTAATTAAAGTTAGATCCATGGATGAGTGGCACGATATGCCAAAGCAATTTAAAGAGAAGTACACAGCATACATACAGCGAGAGTTTCAACGCAGGCGTGAAGGTGTGTGGTTCATGAATAACGGTGTTCCAACATACATTACTGGTCACCACTATATGTTCTTGCAGTGGTCCAATATTGACATTGGATACCCAAGCTACCTGGAGTTTCAGAACAGGTTGTCTCGCCACTTTGTTGCCTGTGAATCGGACCCACGATCAATGGGTCAGGTATACGTTAAGTGTAGACGTTCTGGATATACGCAGATGTGTTCTGGAAACATAGCAGATGAAGGAACGCAAGTAAAAGACAAGCTACTAGGTATTATATCTAAGACTGGTAAGGATGCGCAGGAAAACGTGTTCATGAAGAAGATTATGCCGATATACCGGAACTATCCATTCTTCTTTAAACCTATTCAGGACGGTACTACCAACCCACGTACAGAGCTGGCATTCCGTGAGCCTTCTAAACGTATTACCAAGAACAACAAGACAACAAACAGAAACGAGGCACTAGATACCATCATCAACTGGAAGAATACTACGTCTAACGCATACGATGGTGAGAAGCTCCATTTGCTGTTTCTTGATGAGGCTGGTAAGATTGAAAAGCCTGAAGACATCACAGAGATCTGGCGTATCCACCGTACCTGTTTGCTTGTAGGTCGTAAGATTATCGGTAAGGCTATGGTAGGCTCTACGGTTAACCCACTGGATAAAGGTGGTTCTAACTTTAAGAAGATGGTCTACAGCTCCGACCCTAGCGAGCGAAACGACAACGGACGTACTAAAACAGGTCTGTATAAAATATTTATACCAGCATACGAAGCGCTAGAGGGATTCTTTGATAGATATGGCAACCCTGTAATTGAAGATCCTGAAGAGCCAGTTCTAGGTGTTGATGGTGAGATGATTGAGATAGGCGCTAAGACGTTCTTAAAGAATGAGCGTAAGGCATTATCTAATGACAGCTATGAACTCAATGAGGTTATACGTCAGTTCCCATTTACAATGGAGGAAGCGTTCCGTGATTCTACAAAAGCATCTACGTTTAACATCGCTAAGATCTACGAGCAGCTGGAGCACAATATGGAGCTGTTCCCCAATCCTGTGGTTCAAGGAAACTTTGTCTGGGAGAATGGAGTTCAAGATACAAAGGTGTTGTTTAGACCGGACCCTAATGGTAGGTTTAGAGTATCATGGATGCCACCAGATGAAATACGAAATAAAGCGGAAAGCAGGAATGGTAAAAGATATCCTGGTAATGCATGGCTAGGCGTAGGTGGCGTGGATAGCTATGACCTTGACTCTACTGTTGATGGTCGTGGATCTAAGGGTGCGCTACACCTATACAACAAAATAAATATGGAGCATCCGTCCAATATGTTTGTATTGGAATACGCCTCACGTCCACCACTTGCCCGTATATTTTACGAGGATGTTTTAATGGCTGCTGTTTTTTATGGGTATCTAATATTAATAGAGAACAACAAGTACGGAATTGCACGATACTTTGAGAACAGAGGGTATGACGGATATCTAATGGATAGACCGGAGCACCTCAACACTTCACGCAGTTCAACAAAGACAAAGGGTATACCTTCTAACTCCCAAGATATTATTCAAACTCATGCCCAGTCTATTGAGGCATATATCCATGAGCACGTAGGTACAGATGAAGAGGGATACGGTGGTAAGATGTACTTTGATCGTACGCTAGAAGATTGGATTAATTTCAAGATTGACGACCGTACAAAGTATGACCTTACGATCAGTTCAGGTCTTGCACTTTTGGCTGCACAGAAATCTATAAAAAAAGAAGTTAAGAAAAAGCAGGAGAGTAAAAA